ATTATCACGACGGATTAATAAGAATGAGTGTTCCACTTGAAAAAAGCAGAGATGGTTTTATGCTTTACAATGCATATAAAGTTCCTGACTTCTTAAAGAAAAGATACTTTATGTCGTGGGGTTGGTTTGAAGATAATATGTTGAATACATTTTTTAAATTAAAAACTGGTTCACAAGTAATACAATCTTTCAAAAGTGAAACATCTATTCCAGATGGAAATATCTTTGGTAGACCAGTATACAAAACCTTTGATAACAAATGCGTAACATCAAGACATCTATATTCATTAGGATTAGACAACACATATCAATTAAGTTGGTGTGGACATATTGATCTTAATGGATTAAGATATGGTAACGGCAGTTTGAAATGTTGGACAAAAGATTTTGTAAAAAATATGAGAACTCATGAAAATCACGACGGTGGAGCAGATAGCAACAATAAAAATGTAATAGAGTTTTGTCATTTTCCAAATTACTATCAATTCAACGATAATCATTCAATCAGTTACATAGATGGATCTGCCTATCAGGCTTGGAGAGCAGGATTTAGAGAAGGAGTCAAAATGAGTTTGGATAAAAATGTTCGACAAGCACCAAAAGACTTATGGTGGCAAAACTATCAACGATTACTTGTATGGATGACAGTGGGTATAGATAATCCTTATGGCATTCATGCTATTCATGGAGCAAGAACAGGATGTTATCTTACAATGTGTACAGATTGGGATATCGGTCAAGCAAACGAATATAGATTCTTTGAAAAGTATTGGAAAATTGAACTGCACAAAGACAAGACAACAGACTTTTATGAAGACTCTGTTACACTAGGAAAAAAGATTAATGCTGAACATGAAATTGATTTACCTATAAATCCGCTTACAGCAGAACAAAGTAAATTTTTTAAGAAAGTTTATTACAATACTCCAAGAATAATTAGGAAATCTAGATAATGTATGATATTGTGTTTATAAGTTACAACGAAGCATTGGCAGATCACAATTTTAAGTTGTTGTGTGACCGTTTTCCTATTGCTCAACGAGTAAAAGGAGTAAAAGGAATTCACAAAGCACACATAGAAGCGGCAGAAGTATCTATGACAAAAATGTTTTGGGTAGTAGACGCCGACGCTCAAATAGTAAAAGATTTTAATTTTGATTACAAAGTTGATCAATATAATTTAGATACAGTTCATGTATGGCAAAGTTTAAATCCTATAAATGATTTACAGTATGGATATGGCGGTGTTAAATTACTACCCAAGCAATTAACTTTAAATATGGATACAACCACAACTGATATGACAACAAGCATTTCTAAAAATTTTAAAGCAATAAAGCAAGTTTCAAACATCACAGCATTTAATTCAGATCCATTCAGTGCTTGGAAAAGTGCATTTAGAGAGTGTGTAAAATTAAGTTCTAAAGTTATTGACAGACAGCAAGACAATGAAACAGAACAAAGATTGGATGTTTGGTGTAGCAAAGGTGCTGATAGACCGTATGGTGATTTCGCAATAGAAGGTGCGAAGTCCGGCAGAAAATTTGGCACAGAACAAAAAGACAAATTGAATTACATTAATGATTTTGATTGGCTTAAAAAACATTTCGAGGAGACCTGCAGTGTCAGTACGTACTACTAGAATACCATTTGATAATATTATCAAGTTTGGGCAACAGACAATGATGCGTCATAAATTATTCAACGTAAGTTGGATATTAAGTAGATTCTGTAATTATGATTGTTCATATTGTTGGCCCTATGCTCATTCTAAAAAAGTAGATCATAGACCATTAGATGTTTATAAAAAAACAATGGACGAAATTAAAACTCAAGCAAGAAGTAATGGCTTTGATAGTTTTCATTTTAGTTTTAGTGGTGGAGAACCTACAGCATACAAAAGATTTTTACCTTTAATAGGTCATTATGCCTCAGATGAAAAAAGTAACTATCAAAGTATTCATATGACAACAAATTGTTCACCAGGAATAAAATGGTGGAACACTTGGCTTACAGCAACAGAGTCGTTAGTACGTAGAAGTATAACAGCAAGTTATCATCATGAATTTGCCGATGAACAAACTTTTGGAGATAAACTTTTGATGTTGCAAGATGCCGGTGTTTATGTTACAATAAATCAAGTAATGGTTCCTGAATTGTTCAGCGAACTATATGATAGATGTAAAAGATTTAATGACAGAGGAATCAATGTAACACTGAAACCTCAAAGTAATGAATCAGCAAGTGAGATTGTATCAGGTTACAATGACGAACAAGTAGAATTAATGAAAACAGGATTTGCTTTAAAGACAAATGACGGTTCAGAAGTAGGTCAAATTAGTCTTATGGATCATAAAGATAATATGTATGAGATAGACCAGGCAGAAAGATTCAATGCTTTTGGCTTCAATAAATTTAAAGGTTGGAACTGTAATGCTGGATATCAAAGTTGTATTGTAAGAGAACCAGGTGGTGAAATAAAAAGAGCATACAGTTGTCATGATGAACCATTAGGAACGATAGATGGAGGATTTGAACTGTTTAAAAACGCAAACAAGTGTATAACTCCAACTTGCGTCAGTTCTGCTGATAGTAAAATTCCTAAATCAAGAGGATTAGACAAATTAGAAGCAATAGAAAAGGATGAAATAATATTAGAAATAAGTCGTAAGCAATCTAAATTATTTAAAAAGGAAAGAACAAATGTATAAACTTGAAGACATTAGAGATATCCATTTAGAAATCACAAGCAGATGTCAGGCAAAATGTCCTATGTGTCCTAGAAGAATTAATGGTGGTCCTTTGAATCCTTTTATACATTTGGATGATGTGTCATTAGAAACTTTTAAAAAATGGTTTCCTGTAGATTTTATTAAACAATTGAACAGTCTGTTTATGTGCGGAAATTTAGGAGATCCAATTGTAAGCAAAGA